TATGATCTAAGTGCAGAGGGACTGTACATTTACTCACTTCTAATAGGACAGACTACTTATCTAGAGGAGTACACAAATGGAAAGACTTATCACAGAGCTGTGATCAGAGTAGAAATTAAAACAAATGAGCAATGACATATATCAGCGAACACATCAGCTGGGATGAGGCAACTAGATCTCAGACAGCAGAGGAGCAAGGAATTGAAAACACTCCAGATGCTCAGCAACTAAAACACATGAGAGTACTAGCTCGCAATGTATTTGAGCCTCTTAGAGAATGGGCAGCTGAGCCAATTAGAGTAAACAGCTTTTTTAGATCTGAGGCGCTTAATGCTGCTATAGGTGGATCACACAGATCACTACACATGAGAGGTAGTGCTATTGACATTGATGCTACTGGATCTAAGACTAATGCTGATCTATTTCACTACATCAGAGAAAATCTATGCTTTGATCAACTGATCTGGGAATTTGGCGATGACTCTAATCCTGACTGGATTCATGTGAGCTACATCAATGATAGCCAGAATAGACAGGAGATTCTACAGGCATATAAAGACAAGAAAGGAAAGACCAAGTATAAATTTTACGAGGTAGCTCCAGAAAAATCAGAGGACAATGCTTAAGATCTTTACTAAATTATTTGGCGCTACAGGTGGAGCTGTAGCTGAAAAGATAGGAGGCTTAGTAGATAAGTTTGTCCAGACCAAAGACGAAAAGGCTCAATTTGAGAAAGAGATGGAGCTGATCTTTCAGGAGCATGAGCTGTCTCTGGAAAAGGAGATCACAGCTCGCCATAAAGCTGATATGTCATCAGACTCGTGGCTATCTAAAAATATCAGACCAATGATCACACTTTTCGCTCTGGGTATATATACAATCTTTGCGATCACTGATGGAAACATCAAAGGATTTAACATCGCTAATCAATATGTAGAGCTGATGGGACAGATCCTTTCTTATGCGCTGGGATTCTATTTTACATCCAGAGGTCTAGAGAAAGTGGCGAGCATCGTAAAAAAGAAATAAAGTACCTTTGTTAAAGCAAAATCAGAGTAAATAGTGGCTGCTACATACAACATACCAACACAGTACAATGGTGATACTTTCGAGATCATCGACTTTAAATTTTATGAGGGATCAGCAGAATCTGGCAATGAGCTAGATCTAACTACTGGAGTCCCAAAAATGCAAGTTAGGAGAGGATCTGTGACTGGTGAAATTGTACAGACTTTTACTATAGGCGATGGACTAGAATGGGTAGATCAAGATGCTGGACATTTTCGTACTACTGAATTTCTGATCACATGGGGTGGTGGAACTTATTACTATGATCTCCAGATCACCTATACAGCTACTCTGGTTAAGACTTATGTGAAAGGTAGTATAGTAGTAGAGGAGGATGTGACTGACTAATGGCGAGTATAGTAAACATAGTAGATAGTACCAGTGCAGTTACACTAAATGTAGTAGAGACCTTAAATGGGCCTACAGTAAATGTAGCTCAGCAGTCAGGGCCTACAGTCAATGTAGTACTGTCTGGAGGTTTACTGAATAGAGATTTAAATTATGTGCATAATCAACTCGCAGCGAGCAGCTCATGGGACATCACTCATGATCTGAATAAGTTTCCAGCTGTGTCTGTAGTAGACAGCTCTGGTAACATCGTGATAGGTGATGTGCAGCACATAACTAATAAAAGAGTAATAATAACATTTAACGCCTCATTTAGTGGCAAAGCATATTTTAATTAGAAGCTATGGCAAAGTACTTATCTCACATTGATCTTAATCAGAATCAGCTCCAAAATGCAGTAGTGCATCCTTTAGGATCAGCGCCATCTACTCCAGTAGAGGGACAGATCTATTTNAACTCTACAGCTGGAAACAAAAAACTNTATGTCTATAATGGCACAGCATGGACTGATCTAGCTGGTGTATACTCAATTCTAGAGGGAGATGGTATCTCAGTCTCTGGATCATCTGGAGAGGTAACTATTTCAGTAGATGCCTCAGCTACCTATTTTGAATTTAGCTCTGGATCTTTAAGCATCAAGGCTGGATCAATAGGTGCAACTGAGTTAGATGCTACAGGTGTTACAGCTGACTCTTATGGATCTGGATCTGCTATCCCTACTTTCACAGTAGATGCTAATGGGCGATTAACAGCTGCTGGAGAGGTTAGTATCTCATCTACTTTAGACATCGCTGCTGATGCTGGTACTGACGATGGAGTAGTACTAGGAACTGATACGCTTACTATTGCTGGAGGCACTAACATTAACACATCTGTCTCTGGAGATACGATCACAGTCAATCTAGATGCTAGTCCTACTATTGGTGGAGATCTAGTGGTAGAAGGTAACTTAACTGTCTCTGGTACGACTACTACAGTCAATACTGAGACAATCAACTTAGCTGATAATATCATCACGCTAAACTCNAATGAGACTGGAACGCCATCAGANGATGCTGGTATCGAAGTAGAAAGAGGTACATCAACAAATGTAGCTGTGATCTGGGATGAGTCTGCTGATCGCTGGGCATTTACTAACGATGGATCTACCTATTTTAATATCCCAGTACCTAGTGAGTATGATACCTCTGCATCCAGAGAACATGCTGCTACTATTGCTGATACAGCTACTGTGACTCATAACTTAGGATCTAGAGATGTAATCGTACAGCTTTTTGATACAGTTACCTATGAGACAGTATTTGCTGATGTAGAGCGTAGCACTACTAACGCTGTAGATGTTACCTTTGCTAGTACTCCTACCAATAGTGTAAGAGTGCTGATCAGCAAAATTGGATAATATATAAAATAGCGACATGGCGAATAAGTTTCTCAATGGTATTGATACTACATCACTTAGTGTCAATAGCCAGTACTCTCTACCTACAAGTGATGGATCTAATAAACAAGTACTAACTACTGATGGTAATGGTAATGTCACCTTTTCAGATGTAGATCTAGTAGGCGCACAGGCTCATTATGTTTATTATGAGGTCAAAAACTCTACTGGGGTAACTATCCCAAAAGGAACAGGAGTNATGGCTGTGGGTACAGATGGAAACTCAGGCCATATCTTAATATCGCCAATGGTAGCAGATGGCTCAATAGAGCCTCAATACTTTATAGGGATCACTGCTGATGCTATAGGTAATGGACAGACTGGGAATGTGATTCACTTTGGGATGCTTTCTAGTGTCAATACTACTGCATTTAATGATGGCGATGTATTATACTGTGATCCAGCTAATGATGGTGGATTTACTGTTACAGAGCCAGATGGTCCTAATCTTAAATTAGCTGTAGCTTTTATAGTAAACTCTGCAACAAATGGTAAGATGTTTATCAGAGTACAGGGCAATGAGGGACTGCATCAGTTACATGATGTAAGCGCTAGTCCAGTATCTACTGCTGATGGAGATCTACTACAGTGGAACGCTACCTCTAAAGTCTGGGAAAACAAAACACTAGCTGATATAGCTGACTCACGCTATGTCAATGTATCTGGAGATACGATGTCTGGAAACTTAACAATTTCAGGATCTGGATATCGAGAATTAAAAGTAGATCAGACAGATAGCGCATCAGTTAGGTTAGGGGTATCATCAGGATCTACTGAGGCTTTTGTGTTTGCTGATAATACTGGAGCTGGTCATGTTACTGGGAACGCATCTATTAAGATGCTAATGTATGATAGTAATTCTAACATAGTAGAATCTGGTAGATTTACTACTACTGGTTTAGATGTGACTGGTAATGTTTTAGCCAGCTCATTTATAAAAGATGGAGGCACAAGCTCTCAGTTTTTAAAAGCTGATGGATCTGTAGATTCAAACAGCTACATCACAGACATTACTACTCAGACAGATCCTAAGTATTTACGATCTGATACAAATGACTTTTTTACTGGTAGACTAGCTAATATAAGTCTAAATCAAACTCCAGCCTATGGAGGTGGTGCTATTAATTTACAGCCAGCTACAGCTGGTGGATCTACAGGAATTGTATTAAGATCTAAAGTTAATGATGGATCTGATTTTGGATTTATCTGGTGGTATGATGATAATGATCACTATAATACTTTAAACTCTACAGAAAATGGAGTTTTAGTAATAGGTATACAAAACGATGGAGGCNCTACCTCAATGGACTCTATCGCTATTGAATCAACTGGAGACATATATCTTAACGCTGGAGTAGCATCTGGAGATCAAGGCGCTGGAACATACGACACAGCTAGAGGTGATGTTTATGTAGGAGATGGGACTACTAGATATAAAGTATGGCACTCAGGAAACAGCTCTTTTACATCAAATGGTTTAGGCGCTAACTTCACTGATCCAGTGACTATTTATGATGCAAGTACTACAGAGAATCCTAGACTTTCAGTAGGTAGAGGAGACACTCAAAGGCTTAGCTTTAGTGTAGATGATGGTAATGCATATATAACTCATAGACAAGACGAAACTAATGCGCCTCATGCTCTTTATTTCACTATAGATTCACCAACTACATCTGGAAAAGGATTCTACTGGCACTCTAGGTTGGCTGATGGTACTTCAGCTAATGAATATATGCATGTAGACTCTACTGGTTTAGATGTTAATGGCAGTGTAGTAGCTACATCTTTTAGTGGTAATGGAGCTAATGTTACTAATGTAAATGCTGATCTATGGGATGGTTATCAATTTGCTGACTATTTAAATCAAGGCGTAAGAACATCAGATAGTCCATCATGGGGATCTATAAAAGTAACTAGTACAGCTGATGCTACTGGTATAGAGCTTAGAAATAGTAACGAGGTGATCTCTGGAGAGTCATGGTGTACTGCTTTTTATTCTATTAATGATAATGATGGATGGTTATTTGTAGGTAGAGATGCATCAGATAATCCTCATCCTATCTTTCACATAGGTGGATATAACAACGCTGGTAATGGTGGATATGATGCAAATGATTCTATTATCACGCTTTCTAGAAACAATGGTACTAAAGCTACTGGAGCTGGTGATTCTGATAATGGTTTATCTACCAGCACTGAGTTTATAAATATCGTTAAAAGGTCAGACTATACTTACTTTAAAGATAATCAAGGTGAGTATCGATTTAGTGGTCTTTTAAGAGCAGAGAATATGATCACTGTAAATGGTGATTATTTGATAAAAGAGTTAGGTACTCCATATTTTACTAATGGTGTAGCTAATCTAGCCTGTGATATACATTTTGGAAACAACTCTTTTTGGGGTTATATAGAGGTACATATCACTAGTACATACTCAAACCAGAATAGCGCTGGATCTTTAATTTATAGATACTCTGTAGGTACTAATCCAAATGGATCTATTTATGTAAACAGTAAAGAGTGTATTGCAGCTGATGGTACTATTACATCTAATATAAATCTAGACAACTTTTACTGGGATTCTACTAATTCTACTTATGCGATACCTATATCTCATATAGTATCTACTGGTAATAGCTACTCTGTACTAATTAAAATGTTTACTCACAGCTCAGGAGCTTATGGAGCTGCTGATGACATAACAATAGGAGGTTTATATACTAAGACTGCTTTAAATGCGCCATATCAATACAATAATGGGCCTTTGGGTGTAGGAGGTACATCTGGAGTAAAGCTTATAGGAGACAGTGGTAGCTTTGAGGTACAAAACGCATCTGGTACAGGTACATTCAAAGTCTACACTACTGGATATACTTCTATAGGTGGCGCTCATACAGCTGACTCTCCAGTACACATGAAGTTTTCTACTACTGGTGAATTACTACAGCTTTCTAATACTAGCTCTGGAGCTTATACTCAAATAGGTTTTCAGCAGCAAGACAGTGATGGACTGCATCATAGAGCTTATATAAGAGCTGAAAGAGATCCAGATGGTGGTAATGCTGCTGGTACACTACATCTTATGAATAGGGGTGTAGGAGCTGGACAGCAGAAAACGATGACTCTTAGAGCTAGTGGAAAGGTGGGTATTTTGCAAGAATCACCAAACAGAGAGCTTACTGTAAATGGAGAGGTATCTGGAACTAGATTCTATAAATATGGCAATGAGAGTTATTATTTAGATCCTAATTCTGAAAGCATTTTAAAAAGAATCAGATGTGGTACTAGTACATCAGACAATAATGGAACTGTATCTCTATCGTTAAATGATGGATCGCTGCACATGAGATCAGTCACTGATTATAATCACAAAATGTGGTATTATGATGGTATTGCTTTCTCTACTAATCCTAGTCATGGGCATTTTAGATTTTATGGTGACTCAGTACAGCGAAATAACGCTACTGGTGGATCTACTTTAAGATTTGATATCGATGTACAAAATGCGATCACTACTTGTCATGGAGAGCTTAGATCTACTGGCGATGTTATTGCATACTCATCAGATGAGCGCCTAAAAACAAATATCAAACAGATCCCAGATGCTATTGAAAAAGTAAAAGCTCTGAAAGGGGTGACATACGACTGGGTAGAAAATATCGAAGATCTAGGATTTAAGCCTAGAAATAAGAAAGATGATGTAGGTCTAATCGCTCAGGATCTGGAAAAGGTTTTACCTCAAGTAGTAGCACCAGCTCCATTTGATCATGAAATGGATGACGAAAAAGGAGAGATGGTATCTAAGTCTGGAGAGGGATATAAGACTGTCCAGTATGATAAGGTAGTACCTTTACTAATCGAGGCGATTAAAGAGCAACAGAAACAAATTGACGAACTAAAAGCGATGATCTATGGCGATGCCTAGTTTAGGACAGTTAAGTCTTTTCGATGCTGGGAAAGAAGTAGTAGTAGGAGCTAGAGAAGCTCCTATAGCTGACTCGACTGTACTGCTAAACTTTCCTAATGGCATAAGTCTCACAGAGATCAGTACTGGCACTGGAGCAGCAGCTGATGATCCTATTAATTGGCGTAATACTACTAATGCTCCAAATGAGCAAACTCCTCACGCCTTATCTGAATTTTATGGATATGATGATGACTACATCTTTACATTTAACACTTCTACTAATGTAGGATACTATTATAGAGGTGATTCTGATACTAATATAACAGTAGACACAGTGTATGGTAGAATTAGTAGAGGATTTACTAGTACGACCAATACAGATAATATTGATCCTATTGCTAAAGCTGGATATAAATGGAGAGAGCTGACATTTAAAGTATCTGCTGGTCAGTCTGTACTATATCGACCAGTGATCATTTTCAGAGCTGCTGGCACAGATTATAGGAGGGATTTTGCTTTTAACTCTTTAAGATCTGGCACTACTCACTACTATGCTGGAAACACAGCATCTGTAAGATTTGAAAACGCCTCTAGTGATGCGCTACCTATTAGTGAGTCATCATGGACTACTGTCACTACTGGATCTACAGCTGGTAGATTTAACATAGAAAATGGTGGAGGTACTCCATCAACTGGTACTGGACCAGATACAGGTTTAGTATATAGTAGTATAACTGGAAACTATGAAACTACTACAGGGCCATATTGGTACTATGAGTCATCTAGTAGCGCTACAGGATGGGCAATGTGGAAACCAAGCGCCACAAAATCAATAGGTGGTGGAAGTACAGATACATGGACTTTGATTTATTCTGCATGGTCAGATAATGTAGTGACATGGGATAACTGCTATTTTGAGATAGTGATACAAGTCACAGCGATCATTTAAAATACTTAACTTTGTAAAAATTATAGCAATGGCGAACACTTACAAATACAGAGTAAATCATGTCAGATGTAAAGTACAGGATGGTGATTTAAAAAAAGTAATTAAACAGGTAGACTGGACTATTGAAGCTACCTCTGAAAATCACACTTTTGTAGACACAGGATTTACTACTTTCTTACCAGATCCAGATCCTAATTCTTTTTTAGATTTTGATGTGATCTATAATGATCAAGTGATCGAATGGGTTAAAGAGGTGGAAGGTGAAAATATACAGGAGCATCTTAATCGCTTAGATGAGCTTTTATATGCTAAAGAAAATCCTACAGAGATCATCACCAGATTAAATATAGATCCAGCTTTATTAGCATCAGATGAGTCAGAAGCTACAGCACAAGAGGAAGTAATTTAATTAAATCTAAATAAAATGTCACAAGGAAAAATCGAGCAGAGCGAACTAGAAGCGCTAAAAGCTCAAGAACAAAAAGGCTCAGCTCTAATCAATGAGCTGGCNAATGTCAAACTAGCAGAATCTGATATCGTTTCAGCTCTTAAAGATCTAAGATCAGAGCGCCAGAAATTATTTGATGAGCTAAAGGAAAAGTATGGTCCTATTAATATCAATATCAATGATGGATCATACGAAGTAGACGAAGCTCCAGAAGTAGAAGTAGAGGAGGCTTAATGCAGCTACATAAGCTCAGACCTATCGTTAAGTATTCAGATAAGACTCTGGATGCTTTTTCATGGTTTTTTAAAGTAGGAGGCATCGCACTGTTTCCTTTTGTGATCCTCAGAGAGAAGTATAGAGATAGCTCAGAGGACTTCTGGCGTACTAGAAACAGAAAGGTCATCAATCACGAGTCAATACATTTTCAGCAAGCTCTGGAGCTGTTAGTGATCCCTTTCTACTTTCTGTATGTTTTAGAGTGGTTTGTCAAGCTATTTATCTACAGATCTAAGGCGTATCAAAATATCTCTTTCGAGAGAGAAGCCTATGCTAATGATGGTGATCTAAACTATCTAAGCCACAGGAAACGATACAACTGGATCAAGAGAATACTGAGATAGGTTTTCTATTAGAAAACTTTTTAAAGGTGGCCAGATGGCTGCCTTTTTTTATTTGGGTACTGATCCAGAGGCAAATAACAAAAATCACGATTTGCTATCTTTGTACTACAAATACAATACGCTATCAATGGCACACGAAATCAGCGAAAACACAAAGCTAACTCTAGATCTTAAAACTATCGCCATAGTGATAGGAGGGGTGGCATCTTTGATATTAATGTACACTACACTCCAGAAAGACATTGAGCTGGCTAAGGAGCTACCTAAACCAGAGATCTCTCGCACAGAGTATGATCTAAAGGATGAGCTGGTCAGAGAGACGATCATGAACACTCAGAAAAAGGTNGATGAGATAGGTAGTAAGCTGGACAAGATCGAGGAGCGTCTGTTTAAAATAAGCACAAAAGAATGAGAGCGCTGATATTTCTATTCTGGTTACTGTCAATGTTTAAAATCTATGGTCAAGGCATAGCGATCATACAGGTCAATGCAGAGTGGAACATGCGCAATAGTATAGATCTCAATGGGATCAAAGGAGCTAGAGTGCAATTTGCTTATCTTAATGAGCAGCCAGAAGCTCTCAAAGAAAGGATCAAAGCTGTACCAGCGATCTGGGTATTCAAAGATGGTCAAATGGTCAAGTACTGGGAGGCTGATTTATCATTTAAATTAAGAGTCAGGAGAGAGGAGATACAGGAGTATATAGACTCGATCAAGGACTAAATTTTATAGTAGTATATTTGTAAAGTAAAAACATAATAACATGGCATCTAGCGTATTTAATGGTACTAACCTATTAGTTAAAATCGATGGCACAGCTGTAGGTCACACTACATCATGTGAGATCTCACTTTCTGTAGACATGCCAGAGGCTACTTCTAAAGACTCGTCAGGTTTTCAGGAAGTAATCGCTGGAGTTATCTCTGGATCTATCTCTTTTGATGGTCTAGTAGACTACACTGATACTAACGACAATGTAGATGATCTAGCGACTGCTTTATTAGGGCGCACTTCTATTGAGGCTGTATTTGGTACAGCTGTATCTGGAGATCAGATCTACACTGCTGATGGATTTATCAGCGAGCTGTCTGTATCTGGTGATATGGAAGCTGCTGCTACCTACTCTGGGACTATCACACTTACTGGTCCTATCGTAGCATCGACTAACGCATAAGGAATAAAATCGATACCTCATCTGGATCTACTGGGTGAGGTGTCTCTTATTTATACATCATGGCAAACAAGAAACGAGGGTACATTTCAGTGAAGCTGGGAGGGAAACAGCGCACACTACACTTTTCTATGAACTTCTGGGCAGCTCTTACTGATGATCTAAACATCAGACTGGATGAGCTGGGATCTATTTTTGAAAATGGCGTATCACTTAACGCTGTTAGATCTATTGTTTATTGTGGTCTACTCGCCTATGATCAAGAGGAGGGCAATGAGATCGAATACAATAAATTTAAAGTAGGATCATGGCTAGAGGATCTGGATGCTGATGGACTCAATAAGATCATCCTAGCAATGGGTGAGTCTAGAATACTAGGCAATGATCTTAACATGGGCATCGAACGAAATCCAGACTCTGAGGGAAAGTAGAAAAGCCTCTCTCATGGGATGATCTACTAGACTACTACATAGGTCAAGTAGGCATAGATCCAGACAAATTCTGGAGATACACATGGAGTGAAAATCAGAGGCTAGGAGAGGCTCATGCCATACGCCTCAATATGGAATGGGAACAGACTCGATTTGTTTCTACTATGCTGTACAATGTCAATACTTCTAAAAAGCAGCATTTAATTAAGCCTCACGAACTTTTTTCTCTACCACAGGACAAAATAGTCCACAAGAAAAAAAATGCTCCTAAATCGACTAGAGAGCAATATGAGGCATTTCTGGATCGAGCTAATAGCGCCAAATTCAAAAAGCGCTAAATGGTTACCTTTGTAGTAAATCTCAATACATGGCTGACACTAATCTAAGAGTCATCATATCTGCTGAACTCAAGAAGTTTGAGCAATCGATGTCTAGAGCTGAGAAAAGGCTTGACTCATTTGGTAACGAATTAGGAAAAATTGGAGCTGGACTAACAGCATCAATCACAGTACCTATAGGGTTAGCTGGAGCTAAAGCTCTTAAGACTGCTGCAAACTTTGAAAAGCTACAGATGCAGCTTAATGTACTTGAGGGATCTGCTGCTAAAGGAGCTAAATCTTTTGAGCGACTAGTTAAGTTTTCTGCTGCTACTCCTTTCCAATTAGATGAGCTGGTCAAGGCGAATAATAC